GCACTACCTATCAATTCTTTGGTTATCGGTCCATGGGCATTTATACATTGCTTAAGACCACCATTTATCCTGTTCAACTCAATTGTTTTACCCTTTTTAAGTTTAGTTATTGTATCAAGATTTGCTTTTTCATAGTCATCTACATACGTAAGGATTACTTCAATATCTGGATTAGGTTTATCTAACTCATAACTGATTTTATCCTTTAATTTTCCTTTTCTTGTTCTTAATATGTCAAACATAATGCAAATATACTATTTTTTTTAATTACCCACCAAATTTATCTTATTACCTGTTTAGTTTGTGATTCATATAAGTCACATATGTTCGTTTTACTCATTCCAACTAAACCATCTAAAAACCCAGCATCAGTCCACTTTTTAATTGTTTCTTTACGTAATTTTTTTATCACTTCTAATCCAGTAGGTGTTTCTTCTTGAATTCTAATTTCTTGAAAATAATTTGGGTTAACTTCTGTTCTTGAATACCTTGAAGTTATACCAGAAGCTGGATGGAATTCATCACTCATTACAACAGGAGTTTCAACTATTGGTATATATGGCACCTTTACCTGAATTATGCTCTGAAAGCCTTCGATTAATATCTGTGGTTATTCCAGTGTAAAGCGTTCCGTCAGAACATTCTACTATATAAATATACCACATTTTTATATAGAAGTAAACCTTTTAACACGGTCACCACTAGAATTAGTAATACTTTCAAAAAAACTAGTTATTGGTCTAGCATAGATAGTACCAAATAACTCTGATTTACAGATAACTAAATTTTCTTTGGTTTCAGTATGAATAGCCATGGTTATTACTCTATATATACCACCCTTATAGTGCTGGTATAAGCCATTTACTTTTGGATACATTACAAAATCGCTCATATATTATTTGATTTTATCGTTTAATTTAATTATTTCACCTAAACATTCAACTTGTGCATGATAAAAATGATTCTTTACCTCATCAAAAGTAAACCATCGATATCCATCCATTTCTGGAAACCCACCAATTTCTTCAGGCACATTTGAATTACATTTCAATTCAAATGTGCTAAAATCTAAATCATTTTCTTTCTCAAATAGCACAAATGGCTGAAGTGCTTTCTTTTTATTGTTATGCACTTTTCTAGTTAACGTGTGTATTACTTTAAAATCAGATACATCTACATTACATTCTTCGAAAGTCTCCCTAATAGCAGCATCTAATGGCCTTTCATCATCGTCAATACCACCTTTGGTAATGCTAAAGAAATTTTTCTTATGATTCGTTGGATGACAACCTAATATCATATTATCATGTCTAACTAAAAATAACCCTGCTGTTTCTTTCATCTTATAATAATTTAGCTCCTAATGAATATTCTTCTAACTCAACTAAACCATGATTTGTTGGGACCATTATCATAGCTTCGCTTGTTACACCCATCATAACTGATGGTGTTAAATTTGTTATAAATGGTAATGTCAACCCTTCAAACTCTTCTGGTTCAAATTTGTCGCCTAAATTGGTAACTACAGTCTTCTCGTCAGACTCTTCAATCCCAAATATTACAATAAGTTTCAAAAGCTTCTTGCTTTTAGGAATACGTTCAGCTGAAACAATTTGCCCGTATTTTATTTCCAATTTTTTCTCAATTTCTAAGAATTCGCTGAATTCTATCAATTCTTTACTCATATAATTTTACTTTGTTTTAATATTTGCTCTACAACAATCCAATCCATAAAAGGTTTGTCAGATAACTCAGGGTTAAATGTTAATGGTGCGCCTAATGCAGCATCGTCAATGTACATATGTGCATGTTGTTTATGACTGTTGCTCCAACCGATGGCTTGTTGACTTGGATTACGATTAATACCCCAAAGTCTTATATCATTCTCATTAAACCATTCAACCGCTTCTCTGAGTGTTTCACGGTCATTTTGTGGCTTAGTGCCTCTCATTGTCCAAAGCATTAATTTATGCCCATTCTCAACGAGTTGTTTTAATATAGGAATAGCACCTATGTCCTTTCCTATGTTTGGATAATCATGCGTTACACACGTTCCGTCAAAATCCAACCCCACTACAATACTATTTTTAGTTTCCATGTTTAAAAATTTTTCCTTTTAATTTACGACTTTTTTTACCATTTATTATATTAAAAATTGTCATAGCATCAACTTCATAATGATTACCAGCTTGTGATAAACTTGGCCATTTATTTATTTCTCTACCATCATAATCTATTTCAATAACTTCCTTAGCAACTGGATTTTTATAACCATTTTCATAAAGTTTTTTATGTGTTTCACTCATTTTATTTTTTGATACCTCACTAAACTCTTTTTTTTGTGTCCAATGATTATTACCACCTTGAGTTTCACTTTTTATTTTGTTTCGCCATTCTGGATGTTTTAACCCTAAATTAGCTTGTCTAACTTTTTCTTTTGTTTCTTCACTACGTTTAATACCTAATGAAGAATTGGCAATAAGATTAATATTATATTCAGGTTTAAACTGGTTTATTAACCTTTGTTCTGCTTCTATTAATAGTTTTTCGTTGAAAACTTCTTCTAATAGATAAAAAATAAAAGCTTCTTTACCATGTTTGTTATAAGAATTCTGTAATTTAGAGTTTTTATGCTTCCCATTTTTTAATTCACTAAAATGTCTATTTCTACGTTTATAAACATTTTTAGACGACCCAATATATTGTTTTTTATTCAAAGTATTTTCAATACAATATACCCCACTTTTTATTTCCATGATGATATTTTATTATAAATATCATCACTTCATTAAAAAGTCTTCCTTCCATCAAAATCAATTGCAAATACTAGACTATTTGCTTTGTTTAGGTTTTGTCCCATCATTTTTAATTTTAGCAAGTGTTATATTTGAATATAACTTATTTCCTGTGATTTCACTACCCATCCAACTCAAAGGTACAAACTCGGTTGCATCTTTTTCATTTGTGAATTCAACTTCAACTACTACCAAATTATCTTTATACAAATCAATATCAATAGTGTATTTCTTCTTCTTCATTGTGTACCTAGATTTTTCAATCTTAAGTTTACACTTATTATACATCTCAATAGCATCTTTTAATGGTATAGCATATTCATATTCATCTCTAACAAAAGAGCCAGTGTACTTGATACAAATAAAAGCTTTAGAGTCATTATAAATTCTAACTCTAAGTTGTTTATTTTTCCCTAAAAGAATATAGCCTTGTTTAATTTCAACTCTATCAGAGCCTTTATAAGGAACTGGCTTAGTCCCAATTAAAAATTTACGTTCAATTTCTTTTGCCATTTAATTGTTTTTGCAAATATACGTTAATGTATTTATATAACCAAAAAAAATGGGATATTTTTAGTATCCCATTTTAGTTTAAGTTAAGGTAGTATATTCTCCATTAATAAAGTTAATGTGTTGTGCTTTACCATCTTCATGAATCAGTACATGTGATTGTAACCATGAGCTTGGCCCTAGATTATACCCAACTCTTAGATTTGTTGAAGTTCCTACAGCTAATGCACCATCTTTACGACCTGGTGAGTGATAATGTCCTACAACAATTTTTGTATTTAATTTTCTAAATTGAAGCAATGACCCTCTAGTACCACTGGCACCAATATCACCATGTTGACCTAATTCCCAATTCTTAACTGTATAAGCTTCACGGCGGCCTAACGTTTTGAAAGCTGGATAATGCTTATTAATTATTTCTGGAATAACACCTTTTACTTCATCTGAATTAAGAGCATATTGCTTTAATAACATCGCAGAGTATTCCATATAAACCAAAGAGTTCTTACTCGTTGGTTGTTTCTTCCAATCTTCATTTTTTAGCCATCTATCCAAGAAGTCATCGTGATTGCTTCGTACTATTACAACATTCTCAAACTTTTGAAAAGGCTTAAGTCCAGTTATCATTGCGTTCACTTCTTTTTCAAGTGAATTAGTACCTTTAACTTCTTTACCAAATTGTATGAAAGGGTCTTTCATTTGGTGATGACTGATTGAGTCACCATCGAATACGTCATGAAGAACTACATGTTTTGGTTTAAGTGTTTCAAGTAATTCAAAGGTCTTATCTAATACTTGTTGGTCATGATGGCCGTAGTGTATATCCCCAAGCACCGCAGCGGCTATGGTGTTTATACGTTTAACTACTGAATCTTCAACCTTATTAAATAAATCAGTAAATGAACCTGTTCTATCATTCGCTGTAACTTGTCTAACAAAAAAAGTGTCTTTATCTTTTATCTCAACTACAACAAACCCTAAAGTATGGTGAAATTCACCTTGTTTACCAGATTTAGAATCAGTATAATTCATTTGAGTACAAGAACCTGTTGTTAACATCATTTTAGGTTTTTTACCTTCAAGTACTGGAATCATTTCCATTTGAACTTTAGGACTACCAAAAATACAAGAATTAACGCCTGACATACCTTGAAGACCAGACATTGGGTTGGTTCCTGTTGGTTGAATCTTAATGTCAGACATAATAGAAAGATATTTATGTATATCATGTCTATTTGCATCCAAATAAGGTAATATTTCATCATCCCATACATCAAATTTTCTATCAGTAAATACTGATGTAGGATTTTTATAACGACCAGCGATTACGTGAATATCAGCATCAATATGTGCAGCATAAGCTTTTATATTCTCAAAAAATTTTGTATGAATATTGGTATTATTCTGAGCCCAAGTAATTATAAAACGTGTTTTGTTTCTATCCGCTTTTCTTTTTTTAGCCAGTTCATATTGTTCCGATTCAACATCTGTTTTTTCTTTGAAGTTAAGTCTTTCTGAACACCATTTACGAACTGTTCTTTCTGATTTTCCAAATAACTCCATAAGTTCCTTCATTCGGTCATCCCAAGACATTTCTTTGTCGGTATAAATACCTCTAGCTTTGACAATTAAGTCATCTGTTAGTTCTTTAAATTTCATATTTTAATTGATTAGTTTCCAAGCTCTATCACTAAATTTGGTCTTATATGTACCAAGGGTGAAATGACCATTATACATAATGATATCTAACGCTATTGGTAATTCTGATAATAACTTATCCCATTCAGCTATTTGCTCAGGTGAATAAGTTGGTAAATCAGAGGTATTGAATGGGTCAAAATCAGCTGGCAATCCATTTAAAATCAAATCAATTGCTTCATAAACATTACTCTCATTGAATAGTAATGGGTCATCGACATCTTCAACACTAACTATCATCTTATTATCTGGTGTGCTAGACCATTTAAGTTGTTTGAGCAATTGAACATGCTCATTTTTTAATTCAAATTTAACTATACTCATTATATTTCATTATTTAAAATCTTATCAACAATTTCAGTTACACCTTCAACTGCTTTTTTATTAACATAAATAACTTCTAACCCCATACTACTTAGTATTGGACTAGGTTTAGGGTCAATATAAATTATTGTTGTTTCTGGCTTAACCTCTTTAACCATATGACTAGTATAGCTAATATCAAAACCAGTCCCTATTATTAATAAATAATCACAATTACGGATAAGTTGGTATGCTTTATCAAAATTATAAGGATACTCACCGAACAATACTAAATGTGGTCTTAATTGAGAACCTGCTGGACATTTATCACCTATTTTTATATCATCACTACAATTATAAAATTTATTAGGGTCTCTAACACCTCTCATCTTAAGAAGTTCACCATGTAAATGAAATACTTGTGTTGAACCGCAACGCTCATGTAAATCATCTACATTTTGCGTTATAATATTCACTTCAAATCTTTCTTCTAAATTAAATAAAGCCTTATGAGCATCATTTGGTTCAACTTCAGCTAAAGCTTTTCTTCTATCATTATAGAAAGCTAAAACTTTTTCTGGTGTATTCTTCCAAGCTTCACTTGTTGCAACTTCATCTATCTTATAGTTATACCATAATCCATTTGCTACATCCCTAAATGTAGGTATACCACTTTCAGCACTTATACCAGCACCAGTAAAAACAGTTATCTTTTTCATACTTTAAAATTTACCTTTTATTTCTTTTATTTTTTCCGAAACCCTGCGTTCAACTTCCTCATTGAATTTTTTAGTTATTAACGTTTCACAAATATTGTTAGCTAAATTATCAATTCTAAACTCAAGATACGCTGCAACTTCTTTTTGAAGAGTTTGAATCTCTTTACTAATTAGAGGATTAATTTCTCTGGCTACAAAATCATCAAATTTTTTACTAACATTTGTTATTGCTTTTTTTAAATGAATTTCCGAATGTACTTCAATAAGTTCCTTAATTATTTCGTTGGTTTCTTGTTTGGTAATAACTAGATAATCACCGTTAGAATCTTGCAATGGTACAAGTTCAGCACTATTTAGACTGCGAAGTCTTTGAGGTATTGGTTTTATATTCAATTCAGGCATTAGCAAATATACGAAACATTAATATAAAAATCAATGTTTCGTATATATTTTTACTAATTAATCTACTTTAAACCCAATTCCAGTGTTTTTATCCATCTGGCTCATATAGAATCCTTTATAAGATTCTTTAATTAGTGATATGGTATCTTCAAGAGTCCATTTATCATCATCTGCTGACATTTCTTTGATGTTATCAGCTAAATTTGCAATAAAAGCTCCAGTTATCTTAGCTCTTTTACCTCCAATAGACCCTTCAAGTGCTTGATAAACCTCTTTGATTTGATATTTCTCAGGTAAGTGTATTTTACAAACACCTTCAATCTGTTCTGGAGTTAAGAATGTATAATCCAATGTCATGTTGAAACGTCCTGGTCTTTCTGCCGCTTTATCAACAAGACCTTTATCATTTGTTGAGGCTAAAAGACTGATTTTTCTTTTCTTAACACCATCAAAAAATGATAAGAATTGACCTAACAGGTTGGTATAACTTCCTTTATCTCTTGAACCTAAATACAAGTCAATATCATCCATTATAATAACACCCTTTTCAAATATTTCACATGCTTCAAGAATAATTGTAAGGTCTTCAGCAGTTGTAAATTTCGGAATAATAAAAGTAACATCTGGTATAAGTCTTTTTATTATTTCACGTATGCTTTCGGTCTTACCCGTACCTGGTTCACCATTTAAAAGATATCTTGCACTACCACCTCTAGCAACTCTAGCTATGAAATGTTCAATAAACTTTCTCTGGATATCACTCATTATAAGATTGGTAGTATATTTACTCATATCAATAATATCGATACCATTAAATCTACCTTCACTTAATTTAATTTCAAGACATTTACCCTTGAATTTTGAATTATTAAACGCAATACCTTTAATTTTCTTAAATATGTCGCTTAATTTGTTTGTTGAAATACCAACTTTGGAACTAATATGTAACTCAGTGATAATTGTATTTCTACCATCAATAAACATTGTGGTTTGGAAGAAATAGTCATTGGTATCGTCAGCAATCTGGCCGTTAAACCACCAACTGTTTGTCACTCTAAATGGAGAACCATATGTAATGCGACCAACTTTATCAGTACTACCATAGCTAGTGATGGTTAGTATGTCAGATGGTTTTTTATAAACACTATGAAAGTATTCATTAAAAATCGCAAATTCGATAAATGTGATACCAAAGCTATCACCATTTGTTGGATAATCCTCATCTTCTTCTTCACCCTCGATTTCTTCAACAGTTGGAAGTCCTATCGCTTGATTTGGCTCCATATAAGGTGGTGGTTCGCAAGATGTTATCCCTAATGATATGTCTTCAAAATCTAGGTTTAAATCTTCTAATTTAATAAATTTCTTTCTGCCCATGTGTTTTTATTTTATTTTTATGTATAAGCTAATTACTTTCTTTTTTTCTGACCATTTATTTCCATTTTTTGAATGGCATCTGTATAAGATATTGGAGTATAATTTATTAGATTACAACCAACATCAATAACCTTACGACCAATATAGTAATCAGCACTTTCGCCATGATGTAGATTTCCATGACAATGACCATG